ACCCCCAAGGCATATCTCAGTCTTCCCAATGCCGTATAATATGATTTCTGCCAGCTATTCCCGAGTAGCGCAGCGGTAGCGCAGGTGACTGTTAATCACCACTTCGGATATACAAAAGAGGTCTTTTTGCATGGGACGTGAACGTACAAGACCGATCCACCCATGGGTAAAAAGCCTGATGGGTAGCTACTCTTGCGACACTCTCGCAGAATTGTCCCGAGCGACTAAGATACCGCTGACGACATTGATAAGCTGGGCCGACTTCGACGCCAACAGCGAAGAACTAGGGAAGCTCGGCATGTATAAGTCGCTTTACGAGAATAGTCGGCGGCTAGGTATATCGATCGATGAGTTGGTTTGTGGGTTGCTGTTTATACAGGAACAAGCAAGAGTCGGCTAGTTTTATTAATCGCTACACATCAACGCGGAGCCTTGTAGCAACAGTGTCTACAAGGTAAAAACGGCGTTTGAGAATATACGGCTTCCGAGATAAGCTTCAAAAGGAAATATATACGTTAGCGCACCGCGCCTGGTGCTGCATTGACCGAATAAATGGCATGGCGTAATATTCATTCACTCCCAGAGCGAAGGTGATCACACCACTTAAGCAACGGGTGATTGCACCAAATGTGGTGCCCTGAGGTTTAACTACTAAATATCCGACCAAGCGTCATCGCGAGGTCAGAGCAAATGTGGTGGGGCGAAAGCCCCTCCTCAGGTTTGCTTTTCCCTTAACTAGAAAAGAGTGCGGTTATGAATAGCCGTCGTTTTTGTGCGTGCCCGCGTTGTGTTGAGATCGACTGGAAAGGGCTCGCGATCTGGCTTGTGACGTTTGCAAGTTTTGGACTCTCAATTTATTTGTGGTGGTGACTTCATGATCGCTGGGATCGCCAATGCGCTAGCCGACTACAAAGCCGGTGCTAGATAGATGGCACTACCTGTCAAACATAAGTGCCCGGTGGTCTTTCCGGAGTCACTACTCGCCGAGCTGGAAGTAATCAGGATCGCGGAAAACCGCGAGACGAGGCTCAACGTCATAACGGAAGCTCTCCGCCATTACATTGCGCAATTCCGCCGCGAGAATCCCGACATCATGTTGCCGCACGGCAAGCCGCAAGAGCTAAAGGAGAAGCTTTGAGAGTTTTGTCGCTATGCGATCTCGGCGAGTCAAAGGACAGAGCAAACAAAAGAAGCGCAACACCGAAAGGCTTCGCGCAAGCTGTTTATGAGGCTAATTGCAAGTGAAAACCAAGGAAGAAATCGAGATCGCAATGCACCGGATCGCGGCGTGCGCCGTCAACAAAGAAAACGCTGATCCCGACTATCGCGAGAAGTACAAAGAGATGTCCGACAAAGAGACGGCCATGGTTTACGCGCTCGCATGGGTGCTCGGCATGGACTCGTTTGCGGAGATCGTTGATCGCGTCCTCGACGACTGCATTGACCTTAGCGCCTCAATTGTCGCGGAGACCTTCAACGGATGACCAAGCCGCGAACACTATGGCCGCACCAAAGCCGAGCGATCGAGCAAATCCGCGCCGCGTTTGAGAATCACCGCCGCGTTGCTTACCAACTGCCGACCGGCGGCGGTAAGACTGACATCATGTGTGCCATCGCCGCCGGTGCCATCTCTTATGGCTTCCGTGTGCGCTTCGACACGCATAGAAAAGAATTGGTCCGTCAAATCTGCAGGCGCTTGGAGCTGTTTGGCGTCAAGCCTGCCGTTATCGCTTCGGGGTATCCGTCTGATGAATACGCTCAATGCCAGGTCGCGTCAATCGATACTTACGCTCGACGATTGGGACAGTATGGCCGCTTTGATCTCATATTCCGGGATGAGTGCCATCATTCTCCATCCAACAAGTGGCGTAACAGCTTGGACGGCGACGCCTCTCATATTCTTGGTGTATCCGCAACACCGCGACGACTCGACGGCAAAGGACTCTCGGACGACTACGACACTCTAATTTGTGGACCTACAGTACCCGATCTGATCCGCGACGGCTTCCTCGTCCAACCGCTTGTCTATGCGCCGCCGTTAGCCTTCGACCGGTCGTCGTTGCGCTCGCGTGGTGGCGACTTCGCCAAGGACGACGTTACCGCGGCTTTGGAAAAGACCAAGTCGAAGATCTTCGGCGATGCGATCGCTCACTATAAAGAGATCTGCCCAGGAACGGCCGCGATCGCGTTTTGCCATAGCGTCGAAGCCGCTCACGAGTTCGCCGAGAAATGCAACGCTGCCGGCATAAAAGCCGCCGCTGTCGACGGCACTATGAGCGACTATCAGCGCGAGATGTACCTCGACAATCTCGACTCAGGCGCGATCCAGGTGCTCGCCAACTGCGAGTTGCTCGGGGAAGGCGTCGACGTCCCGCGCGTCGAGACCGTGATCCTTATGCGGCCAACAATGTCGGAGAGCCTATTTTTACAGCAATGCGGTCGCGGGCTGCGAGCCGATCGAGAGCGCGACAAACGATATTGCTACGTCCTGGACCATGTCGGCAACTGTCACGAGCATGGCTTGCCGGACGAGCCCCGCACATGGACACTCCAAGGCAAGACGCCCAGGAGCAAAGGAGACACCGCGGAAGTGACACCGGCGACGGTGACATGCCGCAATTGCTTCGCCATGTTCCGACCGGCTCCGACCTGCCCTCGGTGCGGTGCTGAGATGCCCAAGAACGAGCGCGAGTTGAAAATGATCGACGGTCAGTTGATGCTGATCAGCGATCCCGCGTTGCTCAAGCGCGAGGAAAAGGCTCGGGCAAAGCAAGAATTGGATCTGGCGATCGGACGAGCTCGGACGCTTGACGACTTCAAGCAGATCGCTAAAGAACGGGACTACGCGCCAAATTGGGCTTACTTCCAATTTAGTATGCGGCAACGAAAAATGATGAGGAAGAAGGCGTGAAAAAAGCGATCATTATTGTCTCTTTGAATATGCGCGGACCTTGGACTTGGAGACTCAACAAGTCGCGGTCAAAGTTTCAACGTTTCAACGAATGATCGAGACAGCGTCTTGATCATCTTCCCAAGCAACCATCAGGAGAAAACTAGATGACAATTAAAATCAAAGATCGCTGGACAAATAGGGTTCTTCATTCCAGCGAAAAGGCAACCCTCAAGGAAGCGCTAGAAGAAGCTGTTAGCAACGGCGCGAATTTGGACGGCGCGAATTTGTCCCGCGCGACTTTGGACGGCGCGAATTTGTACGGCGCGACTTTGTACGGCGCGAATTTGTACGGCGCGAATTTGTCCCGCGCGACTTTGTACGGCGCGAATTTGGACGGCGCGAATTTGTCCCGCGCGACTTTGGACGGCGCGAATTTGTACGGCGCGACTTTGTACGGCGCGAATTTGTACGGCGCGAATTTGGACGGGATTAAGAATGACTTCTTCGAAATCATTCTAAATACGCCAAATGAATTGCCAGGGTTGCGACTCGCTGTCGTCGAAGGACGGATCAATGGCTCGGTCTACGAAGGAGAGTGCGCTTGCCTAGTAGGAACGATCGCCAAGGTGCGCGGCTGCCTTTACACCGCTATTCCTGGTGTCGAGCCGCGCGGAGGCAGACCGATCGAGCGCTTCTTCACCGCTCTTAAGCCAGGCGACTCACCGGACAATCACCCAGTCGCCAAGATAGTCGTTGACTGGATCGACGAGTTCACCGCCAAGCTGACCGCTGCCGCTGCCCTGGTGAAGTAGATGACGAGCGAGAAGTCGGTCAAGGCAGCGATAAAAGTAGCGTTTGGCGCCCAGCTAGATCTGACGCTATTCGTCAACGATCAACTTCTCGCTTACCTCCCCGGTCCTAACGGCAATTACAGACCTTACAAATGCGGGCTCGGCTCCGGGACGAGTGATCTCGTCGGCTGGCAAACGACCATCATCAAACCCGAGCATGTCGGCAAACCATTTGCGCGTTTTCTTGCGGCGGAATTAAAAAGACCTGGCGGCGGCAGGCGCACGCCCGAGCAAATCGCATTTATCCGCTCAGTCGTCACCGCCGGCGGTATCGGTTTTTTTGCTGACAGTGTGGAAGCCTTCGCAAAAGGATTGGAGCAATTCGAATGACAGCTACCGACGTCCTCTATTGCATCGTCACCTCCCTATTCGCCGGGCTGTCTATCCTCTTTTGGCTTGTCGCGCTATTCATCGGCGAAGGCTGGGAAGAAGTCAAACTCGTTCAGTCGTGCAAGCACGACGACATCATGTTTTTTGAGGACGAGCGAGTCTATTGGTCGTGCCGTTGCTGCGGTCGCATGACAAATTTTTTTGACGACAACAATGTCGAGGACTGTCCAGGAGACGTCCTTGGCGCATACAAGGAGGACTGATGGGACTAAGACGAGACGAACTACTAAGGCGCGTCGCCAACAGAGAGGCTATCAAGCGCGATTGGAAGGACTTGCAAAAGCCGCCGATCGACGCCGACGACGAGAGCCAGAAGCTTTACGACAAGACCGCCAAGGAATTGAAGAAGAATTACTTTGGTGAATGCTTCGGCGTGAGTGCTGACATTCGCTTGCTCGATCGCGCTTGCGATATTCTGGCCGAGAACGTCATGAAGCTTGAAGGACTCAGGCCATTAGACGGCACTATGAACAACACGATCCGCGACAAGATCGTCGACGAGGCGTTGGAGCATGCTTGGGATTTGATGCCGGTTGAGTCACGACCGCCCGCTCCGGTGCCCGTGCAAACCAAGATCGACAAAGCCATCGACGAGGCTATAGCGGAGAAGAACGAGGACGGCGTCGAGCTGCCAGTGATTGTATTGCCGCCGGCCAATGGTGAGACGGGGGAAGAAATCGCGCCAACGGTGCGGTACATTGCGCTATGCGCTGAGGCTGAGAAGTTTGGCATCGACAAAGCCGCCGTCGACAAGATGCTCTCGGACATGATCGGCGACGTCGAGATCGACCATGCGGTGATCGAGGAATTGCATTTGCATTTGCAAGAGCATATCCGCACCGCTCAGGCGTCCGTCACCGTCGAGGAAATCCTCGCGGCTCTCCATGCTGGTATCGAAGGACTGGCTAACGTCGAGCAAGTGATCGCCGATCGCCAATACGACGAGCCGACCGCGTTGTACTTCAAGATCCAGGAGTTCGCTAGCGCTCATTCAATCTCGCAAGAGGCGCTAACAGAGTGGCTCAAGTCGGAAGGCATTGTCACCGAGGACGGTGGCGCCGCTTCCTATGCCGACTTTGTCCGGCTGGCTGAGCGCGTGATCGCTTGGGCAAACCAAGACGCCGAGAAGGTCGTCGAGGACATCGTTAATGATGATGCCCCGCAAGAGGAAGCCGAGCAACAAGAGGTCGCCCGGGAGCCAGCAAAAAAGTCGACGAGGAAGGCGAGGACACCGGCGAGACGTCCGGGCATCAAGCCCGCGAAGAAGAAGTCAGCGTCGCGTAAGAGATAGGTTTGTTCACATACCGAGCCGGTCTCGGCTGGCTCGGTTTTTACTACGGTTGGGAGGATCAAATGCTAAGACAAAGGGTACAAGCCTATCTCGATGAGCTTAACCAAAAGGCGCAAATGCTTTTTTCCATTGTTGGCATTCTTGAGAATGTCGAGATATTCGCCAAGAAGCTTGAGAACACCGACGGAGATAGCAGTGTCGAGGTCAATTTCAGCTATGCAACGGAACGACCGATCTCGGTTGAAACCGCGTTTTTGCGTGAAAACTTGAAACCGGCCGCGCTCAAGAACAAGCGACAAAAACTTGAACTATTGATCGCCCGGTGCGAAGAAATCCGCATAGCCGCCGCGAAAGTCCAATATGAAGCCCGCGTCGAGCTTGCGGATCTATGCGCCCGCGGCAACTAACAAGCGCGTTAACTCATTCCCCTTTGCGCTTTATCAATTTGTGATCGGTTGGTGCCGATCGCCGGATACCTCATTGACTGAACGGATAACGAATGTCGTCGGAATTACCAGCCGCAAAAGATGAAGAAATCGCGCTGCTCGGCTGCCTTTTAACGCTACCGGACGAGCCGGAAGTCGCGAAAGTCTTGAAGCAAGTAAGCCAAAAGGACTTCGCGATCGCCGCTCACAAAGCCATCTTTCTAGCGGTCGACACTCTTGCGAAAAGTAACTCTGAGATCAACGAGCTTGCCGTTAAGAAGTGGCTGCAAAAGCGAGAGCTGCTCGACTCGGTCGGCGGCTTTCCTTATATCACGGCGATTGCAGGGTCGTATTTTACCCCCAGGCAGATCGACTACTACGTCGATGAGATCAAGGCAAAGACGAGACAACGCGAGCTTATGCGGCTCGTGTCGAAGCTCCTCGACGACGGTAATCCCGAGTCGATCATCCGGCAGATCGCCGAGCTGCAACCGGTCGACGACCCAGAAGAAAAGGAGAAGAAAAAACGAGTCGTCCGGCTGCCGGCTGAGGTCAACTCCGAAGTCGACCTACTCACCGAGACCAACGCCGCCGATCGCTTTGTCTTGAAGCATCAAGAGAACGTCCGTTGGACTGGGGACCATTGGTACCTATGGGACGGCAAGCGCTGGAAGCAGGACGAGAGCGGCGAGGTCCGCGAGCTGGCAAAGCAAACAAACGGACGCATAGTCACCGACCTATGGGAGGCGATCACCGAGAAGGACTCGCTAAGACGCTTCCAAAACAAGATGCTTGGTCGCCGTGGTCTCGACAATACCTTGGAGCTGGCAAAGGCTCGGCTGTTTTTCTCGCGCACCAAATTTGATACCAACCATTGGCTACTCAACTTCAACAACGGAGCCGTCGAGCTGAATATGTTTGACTCAGCCAAGGAGTATAACGAGCAATTTGGCAAGCGCCGCGACCACCGGCGAGAGGACAATTGCACAAAGCTACTCGATTACGACTTCGACCCCGACGCGAAGTGTCCCGAGTGGGATGCGTTCATGCGTATGATCTTCAACAAGTCGGACGAGCTTGTCGCTTACGTAATGCGCGCGGTTGGCTACTCGTTGACCGGTGTCACGTCTGAGCAATGCTTCTTCTTCTGCTACGGCGAAGGACGCAACGGCAAGACCACCTTTCTTGAGACGATCCTTGACTGCGTCGGCTCGTATGGCAAGACTGCCGACAAACTGTTGATCATGGAGAAGGGACAACAAACCAAGCATGGAAACCCGATCCAGGTGCTCGGCGTCCGGTACCTGCCGGTCGGCGAGGTCAACGACAAAGACAAGATCGACGAGACCGCGCTCAAGAATTGCACGGGTGAAGATACGCTCACCGGGTCGAATGTTTTCGAGAACATGATCACATTCAAGTCGACCGCTAAGGTGTGGCTGAGAGGCAACGAGAAGCCCAGAGTCCGAGCGACTTTCTCCGTATTTCGCCGCGTGCATTGCATACCGTTCCTAGTCGAGGCTTCCGACGCCCAGGTCGCCAAATACGACGGCAAGATCGGCGACGTCCTCCGTCGTGAGCGTCAAGGCATCATGGCAAAAGCCGTGCAAGCTTGCGCGGAATGGCAAGCGTTAGGGAAGCTAATGCCACCGCCGGAAGTGGCTGCCGCGACTGAAGAATATCGAAAAGAAATGGACTTCTTCGCGCAAGCGATCGAGGAAGTTTGCGAGATCGACAAAGACAAAACTGAGTCGAGCCTTAGATCTTGCTCGTTCAAAGACCTACAACAAGCGCTCAACCGCTGGGCCAAAGACAACGAATACCACCCTTGGAATAGACACCGCTTGATCAAAGACCTGAAGGCTCACAAATTTAGCGGTCCCAAACTGAGACACGGATACCCGCATTATTTCGGGCTCTCTATCCGCGCCGACTGGCTTCCGTCCCAGCAATTGAGGTACTACCGGTAATGGAAAAGCAAAACTTACGCGCGTCAATGTTCACCGGATACCTTGATTGCGCCCGCAAAGCCGCCGCGCAACAGTGGCGCAAGAAGATCGAGAAGAACGGAATAACGCTCGCGGAAAAGAAGCCGTCCGTCGGCTCGGTGATTGGTACCGACTTCCACCGCAAAGCCGCGGCGCTTGCGATCGGCAAGCGAGAGCAAGGCGTTATCCCGTCGATCGAGGATCTCGACTTCTCGGAGTTCCGCGAAGAATTTGCTAAAGGCGTAGTCCTCGATCCGACAACAAATAACCGGTTTTCCGCCGAGATACAAATCGAGGCAATGGTCCGAGAAGTGGCTAATCACTTTCTCCCGCGCGTCGAGCCGGTCCTCGTTGAGTATCCGCTCATGGTTGACGCTGGCGACAACTGGATCGTCTCGACCACTGTCGACCTTGTCACCGCGGACGGTACCGACTACGAGCATAAGACATCTAGCAAAGACGGCTGGTATGCCGCACAAATGGGAGTCCAAGCCATAATCCTTGAGTCTCACGGCTTCGAAGTTGACCGGCTGATCGCAAACCAATTTAAGCGCGCTCCTGCAGGCAAGCCGCAACCGGCAATGATTCAGATCGAATACGACCTTAAAAGTAGTAAGGCGTTGGCGTATGAGCTGATCGATCGCATGAAGTCTGATTACGCGCGATTCGACGCAACTGGTCGCCCTGACTCGTTCTTGCCTAATCCAAACAGTTTTAATTGCAGTCAAAAGTACTGCCCCGCATTTAATAGCGGCTGGTGTGCTTACGGCAAACAATCCAAGGAGGACCAAAACACTGATGACTGATCAACTTATAGAACAACCGACGGAAGTCGTCGACGGCGAAGTGACGGAAGTCAACGCGCCACCGATGCAATCACAAACCCAGCTCGCGGGAGCCTTGATCGACGGTGCGCAAATACACCGGAGAAGCTCGTCGCTAGAAGTGGCGATCGCCGAAGCAAAAGCCAAAGCAGTCGCCGATCGTTTTACTGCTCGCGAATACAAGCGCGATCTAAAAGAAGCATGGCAAGACATCGAGCCCGCGTGTACCGATCCCGACTTCGCCTTCAAGGCGCTATCGAGACGAGAGGACGCTCACGAGCTTGACGCCTCGATCCGCTTGCTTGAACACGTCGCCGTCAACTACGGGAATCTCGCCTATGGCGTCCGCATGTTCCACCGTGACGAGCAACAATCCGAGGTCGAGGTCTACTCGACCGACAAGCAAAAGGGCTCCGACTTCTCCGACTCGTTCATCGTCCTGCATGAGCGGCAAAGCGGACAGAAGGTCGAGAAGGTGTGGCAACCGATCAAGATCAACGACTTGGTAAACGCCGAGATCTCCAAGCGCTTGCGCAAAGGTCTCAAGAAGATGATTAGCCCTGTTATCTTGCGCCGCGCCGTCGACCTATGCAAAGCGACATGCAACAAGGCGTTGGAAGATGTCGAGACTCGCAAAAAGATGTTGCTTGAAAAGTTTAGCGAAGGACTCGGAGTCGACAAATCGCAGTTGCAAGCCTATCTCAAGAAGGCTTGGGACAAGGTCGATCGCAAAGATCTGCAAAAGCTTTATGCGACTTACACCGCGATCAGGGAAGGCGAGACCAAGTTGACCGATGCTTTCCCGCAAGCCAAAGGCAACAAGACGCCGAGCGAAGCGCCACCAATGGCAATACCACAACAAAACGCCCAGGAGGATAAGCCATCAAAGGACGAGAAGAAAACCAAGCACAAATCCCAGTCTGCGACTACTACTGGAAGTGCGGACACTGCCCAACCTATTTCGCAACCCCAAGAGACCAACCAAGACCAAAGCACTGCCCAGGATGCGGAAAGTATTTCGTCGTCTACCGAGACACAAGAAGCGCAGAAAGCAAAGCCGCCGATCAAGCCGATTAAGTTCTAGCCAATGTTTGTAAATACTACTCGCTGCAAAGCCAAAACACTCGAAAAGAAACAATGCAAGCGCAAGGCGTGTTGCCTTGTTCAAAACGAGCAAGACAAATTGATCCCAGCCTGCCGACAACACGGTCGCGATCTCTTTGGCAAAGCGATGTTGCGGGTCATAGCCGACGCCGAAGAGGCGACAAAGAAGCTAGAAAAACTCAGGCGCATAGATCCCGAGTCCATGCGTCGCCCGTTCGACATCTAAGAGGAAAACGCCATGTCACATAGAAAAATGAGAAACCGAGAGCACCGGATACCTTACGTGCTCGGTCCAAACGGTCGATACATCCGCAACGCTGAGATCCCGCGTTTTGGCTCGCTTGCAATGAGAGCGATCGCGCAAGAGATCAACCAGTCGCGCATGATGCATCAAGCCGACGTCGACAAACACAACAAGGAAGTGAGGCGCGCGGAGTTTGAGAAAAGACTCGCGAGGATGTCTCAGTGCGTTTTGCGCGCTGCCTTTCCGATCCTGATGCTGCTCTCCTTTGTCCTCGCGGTACCGGTTATCGCCGAGCCGCTCAAGGTTGAAGGCTTGACCAAGGTCGACCACGCGCCGAAGAAACATTGGTACTCGCTCAAGAAAAAGCAGTACCACTACAAACTCAAAGACAAGCCAGGAGCGCCCGTCGAGCTGGTGACGACGACCAAGATCGCAAAAGCTCCTGACCTTCGACCGGACAAAGAGCAACACCCTTGGAAGTCGAAAGAGGCTTGGGCCGGAAGGCGCGATCGCGTTGCTGCATTTGGCAACAAATACTCGGGAGCCTTCGGCGTTGCCGGGAGCATAGGGTCGATTCTAACCAGCGCTCGGATCTTCGCGCTGAGATAAAGGAGAGCAATGCTTTACGGTTACAAAACACCGCACCACATAGAGTGGCAGATGATCCGCGAGTCCGACGGATACGGCTATGGATACGGGCCGAAATGGGTCGAGGTCAAGCTCACTTTTGAGCGCCTCAGCTCCGAGCCCGAGTATTCATTCGTCATCGCCCTGGACAAGTTCAAGGAGCTGCTAAAGGCGCTCAATCAGGACGTCGAGCAACTGGATTTTTCCGGCAAGCTCGCGATTTTCAAATAACCAAATCAAATAGGAGTTTTATCAACGTGTATCAAATCAATATAGAAAACTTTGGCGGCTGCAAGTCGGCCGTAATGAACGTGGATCAGATCTCGCTACTGGTCGGCCGCAATGCCGACGGTAAGTCGAGCGTATGCGACGCCGTCGCCGCTGCCCTCGCCGGTGGTCCTGGTCCTCTCGGTATCACCAAGGCAGATGCCGGCCAGGTCGTGCGCGCTGGCTCGGATGTTGCCCGCGTCACCGTTGCCGGCAAGCTCGGCACCATAAAGGCGACGTTCCCCGACTGCTCATTCACGCCGGACGGCGAGCAATCTCCGACCGCAAGCGTGTATGCGACGGGTCGACAATCGGTCCTCGACATGAAGGAGACGGACAAAGCTGCCGCGCTGCAACAGTACCTCAAGACCTTACCGACCGCCCAGGATCTCGCGGCCGCTCTTAAGCGCTTCAAGATCGACGCCGACACTATGAAATCCGTTTGGCAACGGATTGATGATAAAGGCTGGGACGCTGCCCTCAACCACTACAAAGAGCAAGGAGCCGCGCTCAAAGGTCAATGGAAGCAAGCCACCGGACACCCAGGAAACTACGGCTCCGACATCGCGTCGAAGTGGCTGCCCAAAGGTTGGGAGCAAGACTTGGAAGGCGTGAGCCTTGAGACCCTGGTCGACGAGACTGCCCGCGAGAAAGAAATGCTAGAGTCTCTACTCAAATATGAGGCCGTGAACGAGAAGGAAATCTCGGATTTGCAGGAAGTCTATCTCGGGCTCGACCAAGCGCAGAAGGATCACGCGGAACACGTCAAACTGCTCGCGACGAGGAAGCAAGAGGTCGTCGACGCGGACAAGGCTCTCGGCTCTCTCCGCCGTCCCGAGAAGGAGCAAACAACTGTCCCGTGTCCTCACTGCGACAAGCCGCTCGTTATTGCCAATGGCAAGGTCGAGAAGCCGCGCGTTAAGGCTCTCGACGCGGACGAGATCGCGAAGATGCAAGCCGCGCTCGACGCCGCCACTGAGACGCTGAGCAAAGCGCGCCAAGCGGTCAACTGGGAACAGTCTGCGATCGCTGAGTCCCAGCAACGCATGAAAGCGGCCGAGGCTGCCGACGTCAAGCTCAAAGAGATAGCGGCTCGCGAGAAAGAAGCGCCGACCGGCGACCAAGTCGAGCGCCAACGCAAAGCCGTCGAGCGCGCCGAGTCAAGGCACCAAGCCGCGGTCAAGAAAAGAAGCGCCGACGCGATCAACGACTCGATCGTCCGCAACCAATTTGTGATCGACGTCCTCAAGCCGGAAGGCTTGCGCGCCGAGAAGCTGACCAACGCGCTTAAGGAGTTCAACGAAAAGACCTTGCAACCGCTTTGTGAGGCTGCCAGATACGGTGACATGAAGTGGGGGGACGTCGAGATACAAAACGACCTGAAGATAGTTTTCGCCAACCGCGCCAAGCGTCTGAGCAAGTCTGAGAAATTCCGTTTGCGCGTGACACTGCAAGTCGCCTTCGCTTTGATCGACGACTCCGACATGCTCGTGATCGACGAGGCCGACATCCTCGACGCCAACGGTCGGAGCGGATTGATCTCGATGTTGCAAATCTACCAAATCCCCGCGCTCGTCGCGATGACCGTCTCGAAAGACGACGAGGTACCAAATCTCGCCGAGCATGGCTTGGGTACTACATACATCTTCAACGACGGACACGTTGTCCAGGAAGTGAAGCTCGCGGAGGCAGTGGCGTAAATGGCTAACACTTCCAACTGCCGCTCCTTCGGACTACAAATGGTTTGGCTTAAGACCGATGCCGGGAGGTCGATGCCTGTCGATGCGGTGACGGTCGAGCCAGGCGACGAGACCTTCGACAAGAGCCGCCATATATCTCACTTCGCCACATGCCCGGAGGCTGATCGCTTCCGAAAGGAGCGCAAGAAAAACAATGGCTAACGACATATCAATCGCCCTCTTTCTCAGAGCTGTCGCCTATCTCGTCTTTGTAATGGCGATACTACATCTGGTGTCATTCAACAGACAGGTCGATGAGATCCAGCGCTTGCGCGGCAAGGTTAAGCGCTACGAGGACGCCTTCCCCTACTACGATTCGTTGTGAGGTAGGGAATTTGCAAGCCCACGAACTAAAGACAGAACCGAAGTTTTTCGAGCGCGTCTTGCAGGGTCATAAAAAATTCGAACTACGGTTTAACGACCGCGGCTATCGCCTCGGAGACCTGTTGATTCTCCGAGAGTTTGATACCGTCGACGGTTACACGTCAAGGACGCTTGTGGCTTCGGTGAAGTACCTCACCGACTATAAGAGAGCCCTGCGACCTGGCTATGTGGCAATGAGCTTATCGAGACCCCGCGGCATTATCTGGGAGGCTGCCGCGGATATGTTGGAGCGCGTCAACGGGAAAAGCGGATCATTCCCGTGGTGCGAACAAGGACACACACAAATGGAATGCTGTTGCGTTCCGGGTTTATAAAAGGAGTTAGTTTTGCCATTACCTAGTAAAGTTTGGAACAAGCCCTTTATGCAAAAGATCGATGAATTGCTAATCCAGAAGATGCAAGCATTGATGCCGGCAAAAGCTAGAATCTAATTGTGTGGTGTGAGAGTTTGCGGAACGGCGATAGAAACCTGTCGCCGTTTTCGTTTAGAATGTGGCAACGCCCAGGAGGCAAATTTCATGCGAGACAACGCACTATCGGAAAACTTGCAAGACCTTTATGAGAGCCAGAAACATGAGACCGATTCTAGCGTTATCCTCAAGGCCATCGAGAATTTATTGAGAGAATTTGGATTTTGGTGCGACGGCTGCGAGAGTCCCAAAAGCTATTGCCGGAAATGGCGAGGCGATTGCGTCGAGCTTGAGACTTTGGAGTAATGAAAATGGCGCCGCCCCGGTTTGGATTTTGCATCCTGCACCTGCGACCCTGATGTATTGCATCAGCACACGAGTTTCCCCCGACTGACGCAATTATACAACCTTTGGCGTAAGCAATCGCTTAACCACGGCCGCGATCCCGATTTGCAAGCTCACCGCTGTCTCGCTCCATTTGCCATCGGCAACATACTTGCCGTGGTCATAGTGATTAGTGAAAGCCCAGAGGTACGGTGATTTGATCTGGGGATGATATTGCCGGTAGCCATAGCCGTTGTAACCTTCAAGCAAATAGAGGACCGCCGGGACGCTCCAATCGTGCCATTTATTCAAGCCGCGGCAACGGACAAGGGCATCATAAGCCGAGTCTTCAAACGTCCACGGCGGAAGACCTGGCGGACGACCAACCGGTACATGCACCGTCTTTGATACCAGCGGATCGCCGTTGTGCAAGTGTCGATCGAAGCGCAAGCCACACTCCATGTGGTGGACGCAACCAACAAACCACCAAGGCATATCGGGGTTGACCGACTTCGCGATCTTGCAGTAACGCTGTTTATTAGCTGCGATGCGCCTAGCAAGCGAGTCGACCGCCTCAATGTTTTTGACGACGCATGTCTCGAAAAGGTTTTGATAGTCGGCTTTTAGCGCGTCGTTCCAGACTACCTTTATCATTCGTCCTCCTCCCTCTTCTTGATCATGTCGAGCAAGCGGTCTTTGAGGATCTCGCCGAGCGTCCCTTCTTTTGTCGGGAAGCCAAAAGCAAGAATAGCGGCACCGCCCACAAGAGCGGTGCCAAGTATCCTTTCATCTGGTGCCCAGGCAACATGCCGCACCATAGCATCAACGAATGACAGAAGGGTGATAACCAAAGGCGTCCAAACTACAGCGCGACCGGCTGTCTTAAGAACTGAGGCCTTGGCTTCCATAAGCTCGTCTTCGCAAGCCGGGCAAATGTGTTGGCCGGTTTGCAAAAGATTGGGAGCTGTTATCTCCTGTTGCTTGCGATCGTCTTGTGGCTGTTGCGGTGGTAGTAGTTCTGCCATCGGTCGAAGTTCCTCAGAGATACCAGGCCGACAACAGAAACGCCGAAAACAATCAGCCAGGCGTTGACTAGAAGTGTCATTAACATATGCTCCATTTGTCCTCACCCGCTCAAAGTAAACAGGTGTTAGACGAGACTAAAGGCTCTTTAGTTTCGCTTCGGCTGCGGCGATGAAGGCATGACCCTCTTTCAGCAACGCGGGAATTGCTGAGACCGCGGTCGCAAACTCGGCGATCTCGGTCGGAGTCACGACGGCCGACAACTTGGGCGAAGCCTTGAGAGCTTCCTCGATCACTTCCGAAAGGAACGGAGAGACTTTAGCCAGGAACGGATCGACCTTGGCTTCGACTTCGCTCAACGCTTTGTCGATGTTTTGCAAGGCTTCTTCGCCTTCGTCGATCGCCTTCTCGCCACCGGCCAACTTCAAAAGAAAACTAGACATGATATGTACATCCTCACCGGCGAGCGCAATTTTGAGTCGCTCGGTTTGATATAAAACGCGCTAAGGATGCGCTACCACTACTCGGGAGGTTTGACCAAATTATAGCCGTGTTTTACAGCTCGGCATAGACAAAAAATTCCCAGTCCGCGTAGGTCATTTGCGCGGTTCCAGTACCGCCTTTTGATTGCAACGACGGAGCGGTCGCGCCCGTGTAAACATAGACCTTTGTCGAGTCAACCTGCATTGCGAGCGGGTTGTAATCGACCCCCGATATATGCGGGCCGAAGCCGGGGAAAATGACGATCTGATCGCTGATAGCATATCCACAATTAGCGGTCGTGCATTGCGCCACAAGCCAGCAACGTGACGGAGCCGCGCCCAGCGAGTGAGTGAAGTTATACGACCCCGAAGCGCCGAAGGTTTGAGGGGACGTTACATACCGGTTAGCCTTGTAGAAGTTGCTATTACCGTATTGCAAGCTTACGGCATGGTGAGCGCTTGTCGGGTCAGCGACCGAGAAGGTCGCCGCGCTGTTTCCGGCGATCGGTGCATAGGTCGAGTCGGCTGTCGTCTTGTTGACGGCGTTTTGGCTTGTCGGGCTGTTCGCAACGTTGAAGGCTTGCGACGTGCTGCCGCTCAGAGCTGCATACAATCCGGCTGCCTGCGTGTTGGTCGGAACGTTTGATCCGCTGGTGCCCGTGTTGACTAGCGCCGCGGTGCCGAGCCCGAGGAAAGCTTGCGCCGCCGACTGGCTGTCGCCGTAAGCTGGCATTATTTGTTCCCAGAGCGCCGAGGTCCGCTTGAGCAACAGCCATTGGTGTGTAGTGGTGAAAGTAAAATTAGTGCCACCAAATAATGAGAGCTGCCCCGAGCCGCCTTGCATATGTCGGACGGTTACAGGATTACCGGAAGGGTTGGCGCAACGGATCAGTAAGAGCCGACCGTCCGGCGTGTTGGTTTGGACGATCGTGTCGAGGTTGCCCGCACCACCTGAGGTATCAACCGAGAACACGTTGCCCGATCCTGCCGGCGGTGTAATCGAGTTGCCGGAAGTGGTCAACGTGGTCTCAGCTTGCGCGCCGAGGTGCTCGTCGTCGAATAATACCCATTGCTCAAGCGCGGATTGGACGTCGCTTTGTGTGCGGGCTGAGTTGCTTATGTAGCCTGGCGTTAATGGATTGGTCATTTTGTCCTCTCTTTAGTACCCCTGGATAATTACGTCAACGGTGCCCGCTACTGCGTTCCCGCTACTGTCGAAAACTTTGATTAATGGTCCCGCACCAATGGTGGTGACTTTGTCGATCCACTCCGCTCGGACACCAGTCCCGGTGCCCTCTTTGGTTATGTTCACGACTTCGATCACGCGGTACGTTTTGGTGATCGGGACTCTAGTCCCTGTCGTTGCTGCGATCGAAAGATTGCCGAAGGACTCGTCGACGTCGGGAACGTCGAGCGAAATAGTAAGCGCTTGGATCGATCCTTTCTGTTGTCCGCCGGGGATCGTTATCCTGAATTGATATATGCCTGCCTGAGCTGGAAGCGATCCGGTCCAAGGCTGATAAGCCGAGAAGTTGACCGTCCAAAACGGTGCCGATCCGCTTGTCCACATTGGCGACGATCCGCTCGTCCACATTGGCGGGTTGGAGTCGCTGAAGCAATACTCGATCGTCCAACCGACTCCGACGAACGTCGACGAGCTTATGATGATGTTGCCCGGTAGATTCGACGAGAGGACAGGGAATTGGCAGATATAGACGAGCGGATTATAAGCGCTCGTCCACATCAGGGTTGAGCCGACCGCATTCCAAAAAGGCGTCGCGCCGTTAGGGCCCCACATCAGACCGAGGCTCGTCGCGGTCAGATAGCCCGAGCCGTCGATCGCCGCTCCGGTGTAAGTGCCGGGGAACGAGGACGCCTTGTAGTCCACCGGCAGTATCACATTTGATGTCACCGGATCGCCGACATCGACTTCAACATTTGCCGCATTGACCGACTCAGCGCCGGATAAGTTCACGATCTTGATCATGAATGTGCGCGTCCCAGGCGGGTATTGCGAGACATCCAATTGGTTGACCAGCGTTAGCCCTTGGACCACCGGCGTTCCTTGTGCCCAGTTAACGGTGCTACCAGCAATGGTGCGCACCGCATAGCCCGCAAAGTCAGAAGGCAACGCGGGAGCGACCCAGGTCAACAAGCCGTCGGAGACATTAGCGCTCGTTATGTCCGGAGGGAGATTGGTATCGGTGCCGGCAACATAGCCGCTTACTGTTTCCCAGTCAGAGGTAAGACCCTCGGCGGTGACGCTCCTGATCTGAAAGTCGTAGCTGAGCCCCTGTTGCACGGGACCGAAAGTAATTTGACCGCTTTGGACTGTCGCCGGTGCCATCTGGCTCCAATTAGCGCCCGAGCCCGTGAGCAACCATTGACCCTCGATCGTGGTCACGCGCGAGTCGTTGCCGGGCTGGAATGTGATTACAACCTGAGTTTGAGTTGCGCCACCGGGCAAAGCGATCCCGACCGACTGGACGTCGGATTGTACGGCGACCACCGTCGGCGGTGGCACATCGACGCCGACTAGACCGACTGGCAATTGGATAGAGCTTACGAATGTTCCGTACTCTTCTGTATCTGCGGTGAAAACTGCAGGCGAATAATCCACCGCCGTTATGATCGCGCTCATGTGTGGTGAGGTTTGCGGCTCGATCTTGGTGACTAGGAAATCAGCCGTTGGTCCGTTCCCGATCGTTAGCAGGTTCCCGACTGCCGGCAATGGGTTGGTAGTGTGCGGGATCGGCGTCGTGAACGTGATCAGGTTGGTGGCGTTGCCGGTGTTATTTACCGCTTCCAATAGAGTCGAGTTGTCCGACATGCGGATCGAGACGGAGTAAGCGCTTTGACCGTCCATTGTGATCGTCTCGTCGATCGCGACTGACAGGACGTTGCCCGAGCCGTCAACGTTTACGGCGGTAATGTAGCCTTGCCCGATGCCTTGTAATAAGACATCGTGCGTTATCTCGATGCGATCGCCGACGTTGCATAACAGGTGTTCAAAGTCGACATTGAATGTCAGAGTGCGCGGTCGAAGCGCTCCGACTGCCAGATAATAGCGCCCGAGCTTCTGAGCTTGGGTTGCGTTGGTGACTCCCGGTAGCTGCAATTTTTGATAGGAATAGGCGATCTGTGTTCCGTTGGCACCGTCCGCCGAGTATCCGTCGGCGTAGACAATGACTGAGTCTTGTTGATAATCGACGTCCGGGTTGACGAAGTCGACTAGCAAACTGTTTGGAAGTCGCGGGTAAACCTTAGTCAGCTTGAAATTGCTGCTATTGCGCGGCGTAAAGTGCTGCGCGATCGTTGCGTTCGGTATGTCGTGAAACACGCCATATAAGCCGTTCTTCTGCAAAAAGGAAGCTCGACCGGCCGTCGCGATCGCTTGCCCTGCCTGATACGCTGTTTGCTGCGTGTCGAGGACGTCGTTGTATTGAAGCCCGAGGTTGTCGCAACTGTTCGCCCAGGAGAGCAAACCGGCAAGATCGAAGCGGCTCGTCGAGACCGGCTTCTTATTCAACTGCCCGGTGTATATGTCCAGGAGCGCCCACGCTGGATTATTGGTCTGTTGCGTCGTAAAGCTGGTGCCGTTCCATACTGGCAAATGACGTTTGACGAGACAAGAGAAGTTGTTTAGCGCTTGTGGTGCGCGGTTGTTGCCGACCCTAATCGCGACCTTCGCCAACGGAATGACTGAGCCGTCCCAGTTGTACAGCGGCGGGATCGGATCTTCATTGACCAGCGCGGTTAGAGCGTTCCAGTTGACTTGATCGTGTGTATTGTTGTCGGTCGATTGCGAGTTGCTTCTCTCGGCTCGCACAATGTAGAGCCCGCGGGAAACAAGGATGCGCCTCGACGTTGTGATCGCCGCGCCTGACTGTCCCTCTATAGAGAAATTGATGCTCGTATAACCTGAGGTTAGGTTGCCGTGTGAGTCACAAGAGGCGTACTCGACGGTGATGTCGACGCCTTTGCTCGTGCGCGTTGTCGTTGAGACTTGCTTGCCGCTAGAGTCCGTCGTCGTCGTCGTGACGTCCTGATAAAGCCCGTTCGGAGCGGCGAAGAACAAGAGGATCTCGTCGCACGCGATCGGTGTCTCCTTGTATGCCCAGCCTGGCGAGAGGGTGACGGCGTTGTCGTCTTCCTCGGCGACCGACGGGTAAAGCGTCATAGGCGTGTCGCCGGGTAGCCCGTACCGTACCTCGACGAAGGTGTCCCACCGCTTGTCGTAACCAACGGTCGAGCCGGTCAAACCAACAGGATTGATCGAGTCGTTGCCGAGAAAAAACTCTGAGAGATCGACGGGACCATAGCCGATCAAATACAGAGCGCGCCGGTACATGCTGTTTTGAGTGCCGGGGATCGGCTCAATATACGGGAGCCCAGCGTACGGCGGGAAGTATTGATAGGTGCCGTAGCAATTAGGGATCGGGCCGTTTTGGTTTGTCTGATTTTGCGCGCTAATATTTGGTGGCACCAGCGCGCCATGCGCCCGAGGTCTCGCGTTGACTGAGCCCGGTGGTCCGTATGGCTGCGACCGATACTCGGCGGATCTCGCGCGCGGGACTGCGATCCCGATGTCCATTAGCCGATCGTAAAGATAGGAGCTTGCTTGCATTCTAAGTTACCTGGTTGTACCAAGACGCGCTAAAGATGCCCGGAGTCGTGCCGACTGTCATAAGGTCGCCCGGAATGTTCTCGTCTCCGGCTTCCTCATATTCCAGAGTGACGACCATTTGGAGCGCGTCGAGATCGGCTTGTCTAACTTCCATTGGATAAGGTCCGGCGATCACGGTGTTAGGCTCGGCTTGGTTGACGATCCAAATGGTGCATATAGGCGGGTTGCCGCTCGTGAGCCCGATCAGCGTGGACATATCGAGCGCCGTATTGTCGATCGTGAGATTGCCAGTCGGTGCCCGCGTCGAGTCCTCGACCGGAATGCTTATCTGCATTGGCTTCCAGTTGTATACCTGGCTGGTACCATCGACGGTGCTTGTCAGATTTTGGTTGTCGTCGCAGTAGTACAGCGGTCCCGGTAAGCTCGGATGAGTGAATTTAATCAGGTGTAAAAACGCTTCGCTGCAAAACCTGGCGAACACACAAGCTAACGAGCCAGAGCTGAGAGTCCTCACGACGGATCGATCCTCACCTGGAAGTCGAGTTTCCAAAAGCCGACGCCCATCGCGCTCCGAGCTGGTGACTGAGACAAGAAGCGCATAACGACTGTCCCTCCGGTGCTAGGTCTTATCCATTGGAACGGCTGCGAGCCATAGGCAAGCGTCGAATTAAAAAACGTGTCAAACTGCGCGAGCTGCGCCGTCGACATTGTCATTTTGCCTTTGAGGTTTGCCATCAATCCGGTGAAGCGCAAACGACGCTTAGGCGAGCCGGTGTCGACATTCATCTCGATCCACTGGTCGATCGGTGTCTCGGTCAAGCCGTTAATCTCGATCGCGGTCGGTAAGCCTGGCGGCCATGTTGGGTAGGTCATGACGGTTGGCTCCTAACATTCATTCCGTTTTGCGCGAGCAAATTCCAGAGCGCGCCACCGCTCTTGGTGGCTTTGGTGATCGCGTTGTCGACGTAGATTTGTAACATGCGGTTGCCGTTTGGGTCAGTGGTGGCGCTTGCGTTGACTTGCGAGCCGTTGTTGTTCATCACCTGAACGGTTACAGCGCCGGCATTATTACCGCCGGATTGATCGTTGCTCCTGGTCAGTCCGCGGATCTGGTTCATCGTGTAGATCGAGCCGGGTCCGTCGTCGATGCGTACTTCCGGGCCGTTCTCGCCGACAATATAAGGAACGCCGGGCTGCGGACGGCCGCCGCTTGCAAAGGCACCCCCGACAATGGCTCCGACGCTTCCCGCGGCTTTGGCTGCATTTGCGGCCGTGCTTACTGCGCTCACGCCGCCGATGCCAAACGTAAAGAACGAGCGGATCGCGTTCATCAGCGTGTCGATGATCACGAGCTTTATAATCATTTGGATCAACTGTTGTAAGAGAGACTTCAACAGCGCCGAAAACTTTTGACCACCGGTGATCGCGCTCGCGAAGCTGTTAACGATGCTGCTTCCAAACTGTTGTATTTGGGTAATGGCTTGCTTGGTGGACTGAGAATATTTATCCATCGCGTCTTTTGCTTCCTGGATACTCAGCGTGCCATCGTCGATCGCTTGCTTCACTTCTTTGTATTTCGTCTCGTTGCTGACGTTCTGTTGCGAGATCTCCTTGAGTAGCTTTAGCTGATCCTGGTATTTTTTGTTTTGTTGATCGATCTGTATCTGGATAGCGCGAGCGGCTTGCAAGACTTGCGCGCGTTGCGTCGGATCGTTGATCGACTTGTTGATCTTGTCCTCAAGTTGGAGAAGCGGCGTTAGCTGCTTCTGTCCTGCGACTTTGTCTTGGATCACTTTGAGCTGATCGGTCAAATTGTCGATAATGTTCTGCCCGATCTTGTCCTCTTGCTGGGCTGCCTTGATTGCCTTCTCGGCTGCCTTGTCTTGAAGCTCCGAGAGCCTTGTCTCGGCGTCGGCGTATTGCTTGACGTTGATCGTCCCGGTCAAGTACGCCATCGAAATTTGTTGCTGCTTTGTGAAAACGTTGCTTGTCGATTTGAAGATCTCGTCGATTACTTTCTTCTGGTCTTGCTGCTCTTTCTTCGCGTCGTTGATCGCGGTGATGTAGTCTTGCGCGTTCTTAACTTGCGCCTTCCCGATCGCGCCGAGTGATTGCAAAGTTTGCAACTGTCTTTGCTGAGATGCTGTCTCGGAGTCAATGCCCTCGACCTTGGCTTGCTCGACTTGGAGTTGGTTTTTCAAGCTCTCCATAATCGAGATCGTTTGCTTGCTTTGGTGATCGAGCGAGTCCTCGATCTTCTTTTGCTCGCGCGCTTGTTCCGCTGCGGCTTTGGCTGCGTCGCGAGCCGCTTTGGCTGCGGCTTTGGCGTTGGCGGCTTCGTTGCTTGTATCGGCTCCTGGCGGTAGTCCGTTGATGCCTTTGTTCTTCGCCGCCTTTTCTGCTAGGTCCGCCATGTCGGCATTGACTTCCGCGATCTCTTTTTTCATTGGCGCGAAGAAATCGACCTCCGACCTGTTCGCTGCCGCTGCTAAAACGGCGTTCCACTTCTCGGCTGACTTTGCGGTGTCACCCGTCCAAATTGTCAGCAAGAATTGATCAAAGGCGTGCCATGTTTCGGCGAGGTGAGATAACCATGTCGCATTTGAATTAACAAACCATTCGACGGCCTTACCCGCTGCGTTCATGGCCTCGCCGACAACCAAGGAGAAGATCTTGAAGCTTTCGTTTGACTTGTTAACAGGACCGTTTAGGTTATTTAGGCTTTGCGTCAACTTGTTAGTAACGTCGGCTGCAACTTCAAGCGCCATGCGTAGACCGCCGTTATCGCCCATGCCGATCGCGACCATCAGCTCCTTGACCGAGACGCCGACCGCGTCGAGTGCACCTTTTAAGTTGTCACGGTTGGCTGCGGCGGCGCCGTCCGTCTTTTCCTTGATCGCGTCGAGGATGACTTTCTGGGCGTCCATAACGTCGCCCTGTTTCATGAAGTTGGTGATCGCGTTCTTCTGAGCTGGATCGAGCTGTCCGATCGCTCGCGACAACGCCGTCATGCCTTTGACCGGATCAGCCATAGCGCGACCTACAAGGCGGGCCGCGGACGTAAGATCCATGCCGAAGCGAGCCGAGAGATCCATTACCGCTTGCGATGCTTGTGGCAAGATAGTCGCGCTCATCCCTCGGAAGGACAAGAGCATTGCTTCCATGCTTGTCACGACGGCGGTATCTTTACCGGAGAGCTTAGCGAGCGACTCGGAAAGCTCCTGGACCTGTTGGACGGAGACTCCCGCCGCGCCGCCAGTGGAGCGGATAACGGCGGATAGTTGTCCCATTGCTTGCTGAGCTTCGCCGGTCGCCTCGATGATCTTCTCAACGGCAAACGCCGCGATCAGCGCTTCGAAGCCACCCTTGACGCCCTCGATCGACTCTTGTATGCCGTCCATCGCCTCTTTGACGGTGGCGCCGACTTCCGCCGCCACTTCGCCTAGTTGGACGATAGACTCAGCCGCCGAGCCCATGTCTGAGATGAATTGTCCAGTGTTGGCTAGAAGCTCAACTAGGAGTTGCCCTACTACTGCCAATATCGTCTCCTCCTTCTTTCCATGTGCCACCATATACGGAGCACATTAGTTTCATCATTGCTCGTTGCTTCTCGCCATCAGGATCTGTGTCTTGTTCGACAACCGGGTCGTCTCCGAAATGGTCAGGGAAGAACGTGCGCCAATTTGTGTCCTCTTTGCCAACGGTGGCCGCAATCAAAGTCCCTGTTCTGTATTGATCGCCCTTGGCTCCGAAAGGCTCGATCGCGTAATACATCTGCCATTCGATAAACTCTGAATATGGCATCGCGTCGACCTCCCAGAGGAAGCGACCAAGCGCAAGCGCTAAGCGGAAGCGGAAGCGGAAATCTGATTGCTCTCGGAGTTTTTTGCGACTTCCTCGATTACTTCCTTCGCGTCCTCGGTCTTGCTCAACTTGCTCAGTTTGAGGATCTCGTTGCCGATGAAAATGACCTGATCTTGCCGAAGCGTCTCGCCAATTTTTGGTCGATCGGCTTCGGTGAATTGAGCGACGCCGGCGTCGTCAACTACTCCCATTTGGACAAGCGCGACGAAAATGTCGAGTGAGCTAGAGCCGTCGCCGTCCGGTACAAGCTCCGACTTTGTTCCTTCTTGGTCCGCTGCGGCTTTGACTGTCATGGCCGTAAACTCTCGGACGTGCGCGATGCCGAGTTCTCTGATCTTGACCGTGCCGAGATCCGGGACTTCGATGTCCACGGTCTTGACCGCGCGGCTCAGTATTTGTGCTCCTGTAAGTGCCATAAAAAAGAATCCTCCTGTTGTTTTCTTTTTTGCGATTACGACAACGTTGTGAAGTCGCCGTTGATCTTGATCGTTACCTTGGTGTCGAGCGGTGATCCAACCTTAGCGCTCGGCGTGAATTGCTCGACTGTTCCATTGAATCCCCATGTCGAGAGCGCGTTGGACCAAGACACTAAATAGTTTCTCGCCGTGCGCAAGTGTGCGTCGGTGAAAAGCTGTTGGTGTCCAGGGTTTGTCGGGTCCCACGAGAACGTGCCGACGACGCTACCGGCATCGCCGATGGTGGCAAGAAATTCTTTCATGCCGCCAGGACTATCCATCTGTGTTACGTCTTGCAAGTCGTTTTTGATGCCCGACGGCGCGAGGTCGGTCAAGTTGACTAGCTTGATAAAGCTACCGGGTTGAGTCGGGCTCGTAAAAGGAATGCCGGGGTTGCTCGGATCTTCGTACCAAAGGAACGATTGAAAGCCCTTCTTGGCTGTTGATGTTGAGGACATTTGGTTTACTCCTATCAGTAAAAGCTATGGCACCAAGGACGGTGCCCTTATGGGAGAGCGATCGCGAGGAACGACACGAGCGCCGAGGTGCAACTAAAATAGAGGTTGCCGTCTGCCTGGACCCAACCGTCGTATGGGTAGACGCCGAGGCAAGACTCGGTCGTCCCAGCAATGGAATAAACCAGATCGCCCGTTCTGCCTTTGCTGTCTTTGACAGAAGAAACGGTGACGCTATGCGACGAGCTGTCGGTATTCTTCGCAAACAACGCGATCCGCCCGGTGTGGCGTACTGCGTTCAAGTCTGTGGTATCGGCTGCGGTGTACAGCGGTGTCATGTCGAGCGATGTCGCGGCGATGCCCGAGACGTTGTTGAGGTTGGCGGAAGCCATTGCGGTGAGTACTGTTCTGGACATTTGTTTTCCCTCTTAGGTTTGGTTAGGTATTGGCGCTTCGTAGGCTATTTCTAGGTCTAGGGGTAGGTAGAAAACGCGCGCCTTAGCGTCGTAAAGCTCCTGGTTCCCCCAAGAAAAAATTTCTTGTATCGTCTCGACGTAGCCGGAAGGCGTAGTCACGGTGCCGGAAAAAGCGACAAGCGCCATGCGGACTTGTTGCTCAACCTTCAATGCTTCGTCGAAGTTGTCCGACCAAGCGGTTATTTGGAAGCGCGCGCGGATCACACCGTGCGAGCCACCGAGCCCGTGATCTTCGTTTGCTGAGATCCGCTGATAGGACACAAACGGATAGCTAACGTTCTCGTCCGCTGGATGCGGGAATATGCGCCCCTGAACTATGTTGTTAAGCGGAGCGAAGTTTTTCATGATCGTGACGATCGCGGCTTGGATGCTCATGCGCCCTCCGATGGCGCCGACTTCGTCTCAAGCGCGGTGGTGATCAGCGTCCAAAGTTCTTCGCCAAATGCGTCGATAAAGTTCTCTTTTTGCGAGTCGAACGCAGGACGCAAGAACGGCTCGGCTCGCTGGAAGCGCGTGCCAAACTCGACAAACTTGCCGTAATAAGCGTCTTGCGTGAGCCCGGTTTTTCTCTGTTGCGCCTTCGTCAAGCGGATCAAGCCGACGAGGACCGTCGCTTGGAAGCGGTCGTCACCGGTCTTTACTCGACCGCCTGAGCGGCCAATGAATTGCTTTAAGCGCCCGGTGTCCTCCGGAGCGCGCCGGATAGCATCGTCCCTGATCACGGTCGCGGATTTGTAGAGCGCTTTTTTAAGGATGCGGCCGCCGACTGAGCGCGCCATAATAACTAGCGCGTCGGAGCATTCCTTGAAGCCTTGTAGCTGAATTGTCCCGCGAGTCTCGACCACTTTATGTACCTTTGCGCCAAACGGCGACGATCTCTAAAAACTCGTTGCGTAGACTTCCCTTGGTGACGTCCTTGCTCAAGATGTCGTAGGGATGCCCGTTAAACAGGATGCGACCTGATGTCGGCAGGTCGGAGCGATAAGCGATCGTGAAAATACCGATCGTGTCTCCTTCAAACTCGCCGCCCTCAAGGTTGGTGCCTGACTTGCGCGTGTACGGCTGATAGTTGGCCCAGACATCGGCGAGCTTGGAGTAGCCGGCCAATGAGTTCGACTGATCAGCGTTCGACGCTCCTGTCTCGCTATACGTCGCGGTCAGCGTGTAAAGCGACACTCGTCGGTCAAGCGTTCCTCGTCGGGTTGGTGGCATCGTTACCTCACGAGAACGAGAAGCCGCGGTAAGTCGCGAGCATTGCGTCGACCGTGCTGTTGCTTGGTAGCTGCGACTGATTCGCGCCGACAACCGACGACTCGCGGTTTTGATACCAAGTCCCGATCAGGAGCAACATTGCGTTGATGATCGGTTGCGGTATGTCCTTCGGCTCGTCGCCATAACCAGCCGTGAACGTTATTTGGACCGCGTCGAGCAAGTCCGGCTGAGTGACAGGCCAAGCCTGCAACGGAGGCGGGTACAATCGCGGTTGATTGCTGCCGTTCAATGAGATTTGATAACCCGTGCCAGCGCTCAACGTTTGCGGCGTCCCGGTGACGTCGGTATAGCCGACTGAGCTGATCGCTTGGACAGGTCCATATTCAAGGAATATGGTGTTTTTGTATCTGAGCTTCCGTTGCTCAAATGAGCGCGTAAAGACCCAGTACCAGCCGTCAAAGACGGGATGCATCGCGTTAGGGAAGTGATCTAAAAAGAGCTGCCAAGTTTGGGTCAACAAAGAGCGCCGAGTGTAGTTCTCGACGTACTGACGAGCGCAAACGATCAGGCTCGATAGGTAGTCGTTCTCGACATCCTGGTCGATGCGAAGATGCATTTTGAGATCTTCAAGCTCGATCGGCTCTCGTCCTGGCTCGACGCTCCGGTTGTACCCCATTACTCAGCCGCTCTCTTTTCCTTGCCCTTGGTGCTCGCCTTCGCTTCTTCCTTCTCAGGAGTCGGCTCGACTGTCACCGCTGGCGGTGCGTCCTGGATCTCAACGGCATAGCCGCCACTAACCAACGACTTGCCGAGCGACTCGGAGACTTGGATCACTTCACCCAGCCTTCCGTGTGCTTCGGGACACGCCATTGGCGTTAAGAGTTTGATTTTCATATCCGACCTAGTGATCCTCCTGCCACCTGGTGGCTCAGGAGATCTTGATCTGTTCGAACGCCCAGGAGGAAAACGCGCGTTGACCAAGATCCCCTATTGAGCCGGGTTTTACGCGGTGCCGTCGGCTGGGCTGACGAGCGATGCGAGAGCTTGCGACGATGTCGCGTTGGTTTCCGGTGGGTTGAAGCTGCCGTATTGGAAAAGCCAGACTTCGCCGATCGCCGTCGAAGATCCTCGGGTAAATACGGCTTTGTGATACCGGAGTAGCGGACGCTCAACAGCCAAAACGACGTCGCCATGCGTTCCGTCGCCGGCGTGAGACCCCGCGATGTCATTGAACGCCGAGTTGTCTGCCGAGTCTTGCAGTTTGGCGATATTGCCGGATGCCGGTGTTTCCATGCTGCTCACGATGACAAAGCCGCGATAGCCTTGCATATCGAATGAGTTGGTCGTGATAGTCGAAGTACCCGCGGCAGTATTCGCCTGCAGTTTTGTAATCTTTACGTTTGGTTCAAGTTGCATTTTGCGTTGCTCCTAGTGTGGAGCGGCTCACCGAGCCGCTTCCATGTCTACTCTGTTGCTGCCGCTTACTAGCTGTTCGGCGTGATCATGCGGGCCGCGGCTTCGCTCAGGACGGGAGCGCCATCGGACCACATGCGGCAGATAAATCCGGTTTGGTCGGTGTCTTGATACAGCTCGTTCAAGCGGATCAATTCCATATCCAAGCTGTCGACGATGCGATACATCTGTTTGAAGTCCGCGTACATGCCGACGTACTGGTTGGTCGAGCCGTAGGTGTTCGGAACGTATTCCGACGAGATGTAGGGTCGACCCAAGATCGTCGGCGGTGCGCCGTTGGTTGGCGGCTGCCAGATATAGAAGTTGGTCGTCGACTTCGCGAGCTTGATTTGACCGAGCGTTGTGCGGTGGAAGAACCATTGCGCATTAGGCTGGTACTGATCTTTGAGCGTGGTTTGCGTATTGATCAAGCTATCAAACCAGTTGAGGCCGCCACTGATCGAGCCGGACATTACGACGTCGCGATCGGTGTACAAGCCTTTCTGGGAAGCGACGAACATGCCGAGCGGTTGCCCTGCGCCGCTGCCAGAGATGTACGCTTGTTCAAACGTGGTTGCGAACAGGTATTTAAACTCGTCAATGATGATCTGATCCGGTCCCATCGGCGACATGCGCAACAGGGTATTGGATGCTTTGATCTTCTTACTGAGCTTGTTGGGCTGGAAGGTACGGAGACCGAAGGTCAAGCCGGTGTCATCCGGTTGGCTGGCTTCAACTTCTGCCGTCCATGCCGCTGAGCCCATACGAGCCGTTCTGACTGGGAAGCTCAACGACTGAGCGTTGGCGAGCTGGAAGGTTTGCGCCAACTGGCGAACATAGACCATGTTGTCGACGGTCTTGATCAGATCCTGAACGAATTGGAAAGGAGCCATCAGATAACCGCCGGCGGTGTTGATGTCGCGTTGCAGGTCGCGGTATTCCTTAGCCGCGGTGCGTTCCTCGTGAGACATCTCCATTTCGCCGAAGCGGAGATATTTCTCCCAAGCTTTCTTGCGCTTCTCGACCTGAGCCTTCGGGATCGGATCGTTTGGATCTTTTCTGCGACCCTCGGGATCTTCATCGCCGGGAACGATTACTTTCCCTTCCGGACTTCCCAACCGGCCGTTGAGCGATTGCATCCGCTCGGCTCGGCCAAGCTGTTCCTCTAATTGGTTAAGCTCCTTATCGGCCGCGTTCCAATTATTGGTTTCCTCTTGCGTCATCGTCCGCTTTTCAGCGACGGCCGCTTGGTCTATATCTTTCATGCGAGCCCAAAGCTCGTTCATTTTCTGGCGAATTTCTCTCGGTTCCATGCCATCACCTTTGCTGATGCGTGGTGATGCAGGACCGAGAGCGCAAAGCAAAAAGGCGCGGAGTCGCAGATCACCACAATGTAAGTGGTTTTCTTTTGACTTCGCGCCTAATCTACAGATTGGCGGGCCGGTCGTGTGTTTAACGCTTGTCTGAAGCTACAGCTATCAGAGGCGTCAACGCCTTCGAATATTCAAGCACCATCTATGGTGCGTGTCAACTAACTATTTCTTTGCCCCAGGAGGACCGGCTGGATCGATTTTTTCTTTCCACGCTGCCTCGATTGCGCTCTCTATATGAGCCAATTGCGAGGCGGTGTACTTGTCGCGATCATCAGTCTTGTGTATGTAGTCCCACGCGCTTCGGATATGATCCTCATCATCTAGCGGATATCTCTCTTGCTTGTCAGATTGAAATCCAGGGTCAGCATATTTGACGTCGCCATATGGCTTTTTCCCCGCGCGATGTGCCGCCATTTGCAATCTACGCTTGCGCGCTTCGGCTTCAACCTGAATTTCTTTTTCTTTTTCGCTCGGCTGTTTTTTCTCGTTCATCAAGGCTTGGTAGTCCTCGGTTGAAAACTCGCCGTTGCGCTTTGTTCTCAGTTTGAGATGATCGGAAGTCTGTCCGTATGCGGGCATCGGCGTTACGCAAATGTCAGAGAGCGACATCTTGGAGATCGTCCGCAACGTCATTCCATTATGGTTGCCGTTCCAGTCGTCGTCCTCGACATAGAATCCGATCGACATGCCGTCGGTGTCACCGCGTCGGATAGACTCGACCACGTCGCGGCCAAGCTGCGTGTTTGCCGGCTGGAATGAGACGAACAAGCCTGTCTGATCTTCTCTCAGGCTGAGAGTCCCTGAGCCGGCTTTGTATCGAGCCAACGGGACGTCGTCGTCGTCGTGGTTGAAGCAAGCAATGATCATCGAATCCGGATCGGTCAACGACTGCTTGGCCGCGCCGGGCATGATCCGCTCGGCGAACATGCCGCCAATGGTGGCCACCTGGTTGTAAACCGCGGCATATCCCTCGATTGTCGGCAATTGTCCCTCGTCGGCTGCCGCTCTCACTTCCAACGGTTTAACGATCATGCGTCGTTCTTTCTTCTTATCAAAGCTCATGCTGCGATCTCCAAGGTGTTGAGGACTGTTGTTACTTCTTTCTCGGCAAGCTTCGCAAACTCGCGCTCCTGCCATTGCTTAGCAAGCTCGTTGATTGCTGGAAGCAAATCGGACGCCGGCATTTTTTCGATCAGGTCGATCACGCGCTCTCGATTGGTCCGGCAGTGATCCTCGGCCCAGTTTTCCGAGAGCTTGCGCATGAGGACTTCATTCGACGATGTCATCTCGCCGAGCTGCTCGCCGAGCGCGATCATCGGATCAAGCATGGCGTTAGCGCACAATGGCTGGTGAGAGACATAGAAGCTCTCAACCTGTTTCCGGAAGTCGCCGACGTCGCGATCCTTCGCGCATTTTTTGGCGATACGGTCGACAAACTTCGCCTCCTTGGTGAGCAAGTCGCCGATCTGCCGCTCAAAGATGCGCGTGTAAGCTTTGCGCGTGCGGATCAAGAACAACTTGTCGGGCTCGTGGCGCATGTCAAACTCGATCATGTCCATTGCAAAGCGCTTGCCTGGTGGCTTCTTGCCGGGCTGCGTGTTGACCGGTGCGCCTCCGGGTGCGTCGCCTTGTCCGGCCGGTTGCGGTGCTTGGACTGGCTGAGTCGTTGGGACTTGGATCAAGCCGCCGGGTCCAGGTGCCGGCAACGGTTGCGGATCTTCTTTTTCTTCGCTCGCGTCGACCATGTTCGTCGGCTGCCAGTAGATCTCGCCCGCGCCGTCCGGTATCGGGTTGAGGTGCTCGATCTCGCGGACGTCGTCGGCAGAATAGAAGCCCCATTGCCGACCGATCGCATACGAGGTAAAGCGCGTCGCCGTGTCAGCTCTCAACAAGCCGTTGAGGTCATAGCGAATAAAGTAGCCTTTCTTCCGCTCAAACGGCGTGAGCAATTGGAAATTCATCGCCGCTTCGAATCTGCGCGCCTCGGGGAACACGGTCAACCGAACAAACTCTAGCGCCTGTTGCTCCATGTTGGAGAAAGTTGCGTTATTCATCGCTCCGAGCATATGTTGCGGCAGGTTGAACCACCGAGCAATGTCGATCACTCCCGCGCCTTCCTGTTCAATAAACTGGGCATCGGCAGGCGCGACGGTCAATTGCTTGAAGGTCATATTTTCTTCAAGGATCGCGACCTTGCCGGCGTTCTCGGCTCCTGCATAAGTCGCTTGCCAGGACTCGCGCAAACGCTCGGCGGCTGGTTTGGAAAGGTTGCCCGGATGCTCCAAGAGCCCAGCCGGTCGCGCTTGGTTGCGGAAGAAATGCGAGCCAAATTTTTGCATCTGCATTTGGCGATCGACGTCGTGTCGAGCCATCTGAATCGTGCTCAGACCATAGACGCCGTCCTCGCTCCGATTCTTTATATGTAGTACGTTTGCTCTCGGGAAGTCATGATAGACGCCGTGCATGTCCGCGACCTTGTAGTACAGGACGCCTGTCGCGATGTCGCGGATCGCGATCACTCGTTCAGGATGCAAGAGGACAAGCTTGTCGATCGAGCCATCCGGATTGATGTACTTGAGAGCGTAGCAATTACCTCTCAGGTGGAGATGCCCGACCATGGCCTCGAGAAATTGGAAAGTGTCCATTTCCTGATTCACGCCAAAGGCCAGGATTTGATAAAGCGGATGATCGGTCGCTTCGCTCTTGGCGCCTTTCTTGTCCTTCTTGTAGATCTTCAAAGGCAAAGACGCGAGCGTCCGCGAGTGTATGCCGACCGCTTGGTAAACAGCGCTGATCGTCTGAGCTGTTACCGGTGTGACGTTCTCGACGGTATCGCCCATGCCACCGAGCCATTGCAGAAAGACGCTTGCAATCTGCGGATCGCTCATTGGAACGCCCGAGAATTGCATTACCGATCGGACAACCTTGCCGATGATTTTTTGGATAACGTTTGCCATCAGACCGCTATTAGCCCCCTGTCGTTGTATACGCTTCCGCCGTCCTCGTCGTTGCGGCATAACGCCGACGCCATGATCAGACTCACGGGTCCGTCGATCCTGTTACTGGACTTCGCCTTGTTCGGCTTGATGTTCTCGGCTGGATCTTTGTCGATCACGACGTTGCTCATCATCCAAGACATAGCGGGATTGCCGTCGTGCTCGTATTGATGCGTCCTGATCATCGTCTCCAAGTCCTTCATCGCCGGCGACATCGACTTGTAGCCTTGTCTAAACTCAACGACGATCGGCTCCATCTGGATACCGACCCAGCGAGGGCCAAACTCGTCTTTACAGCGCGTTTGCATCATAAGCGAGTTCCACGGATCGAAGCCGATGCGCCGGATCTCAAACATGCTTTTCCAAATCAGCAATTGCTGATAGATAAACTCGTAGTCGACGACGTCGCCGGGAATGACATTTACCCAGCCTTCTCGACGCCAGGCGTCCCAGTTAACACCGCGCTCAGTCTGAAGGCGCTCGTTATAAGTGCGCTCGGGAAGCCAAAGGACCGTCTTACTCCTGATCTTTCCTTTCGGCGTCTTGAAACATAGCGTTGCTGCCGTGCAATCCACTTGCTTAGATAGGTCGACGGCGATCCATGCCGGGCATCCTCGGAAGTCCTCAAGACTATAAAACTCCTTCGCTTGCGCGTTCTTCCAAACGTGGACGGGTAGCCAACTCTCTTTATCGTTTGTCCAGATGTTCAGGTGCAAACGTAGGAACGTGTTATAAAACGACGGAATCGAGAGCGCCTTCGCCCATTTTTTCTTTAGATAATCGAGCTTGATACTCGTCCCAAGTCCGGGGTTTGCCTTCGCCCAGGTCAACGGATCGCCCGGGTCGTCTTTGTCCTTGTCGGCTGCATAGATCTTGCCGTACAAGCCCTCTTCGGTCAGCAAGCCTTGCTGGATCTTGATCACGCGATCATGTATTTCACCACAAACGCCAAACGGATCGCGACCGGCTGTCGTGATCTGCCCGAGCAACGGCTCACGGCGAGCGCCCATCGCGGTATCGATCACATCGAGAAGCAAGCGGTTTTTGTGCGCGTGGATCTCGTCGACGATCGCACCGTTTAGATTCTCGCCGTCCAATGTCTCGCCGTCGCCGGAGACGACAAAAAAGCGGCTAAACGAGCCCGGGAAGCTGATCGAATTAGTCCCGACATTTGCTCGCCGCCGAAGACCTGGCGCGCTTGTCTTTACCATTTGGCGCGCTGGGTCAAACACTTTGCGCGCTTGTTCTTCCGTTGTAGCAGCTGCGCAAACGCTCGCTCCTGGCTCACCATCAGCACAAGCAAGGTAAATGCCTACGCCACTAGATATGGTGCTCTTGCCGTTCTTCCTCGGGATCTCCAAATAAAACTCGGTGTAACGTCTTAGGCTGGTCTCGGTATGCTTCCAGCCAAAAATGTTGCCGATGTCGACTCGCTGCCAATCGTCGAGGTACATCGGACGACCGGCCCATTCCGCTTGGACGTGGCGAAGATAACGCGGAAAAAAGTTGATGACTCTTTCCGCTTCTTTCAGATCGAAATAAAATTGGCCGTCCGGCGTTTCTTCCTTATCTGCCGGCAGTAGCCTTTCTGCGATCAAAGTAATTGGTGTCCTCTTTGTCGTCCGAGCCTTCGCCGCCGCCTGCGGGTAAAGTGAGATGCAAGCCAGATCGAGCGCTCGCGCTCATTCCAAACTTGTGACACAAGGTCGAGATCTGCTTGATCAGTTGCGACCTGTTGCCCATCGCCGGGTGCTGGTACTTTGCGCCCGCGAGCTTCGACGTGCATACAATGCCTTCTTTCTTAATCGTCGCTTCCGACTTCAACATGAGCGCCCACGACTGGCAAAGGATCGCAAATTCCAGCGAGTCGATCTCCTTCAAAAGATTGAGCTTAACTAGCTTTGGCGCGTATTCGTTCCAAACCTTTTTGGCTTCCGGTAGCAAAAATGCCGGCGGACGGAGATCGACCAAGTCGTCTGGTTGCGGCTCCGACACTGGATCTAGCTTGCGCTTCCCGGCGTTGCCTTCCAGGATCTTGAGGTTTGTCGGTTTACGTGGTCGTCCGGCTGGCATCGTTAGCCCCCTATTGTTGTCGGCGTCGGTGGCACTATTGACCCAGGCGCGTACCATGGCATCAGCGCTACCCTGGAATCTTCCGGTTGCGCATGCGTGCCACTTGTTGGATTGCCAAAGACGTCGGTGTTTTGTACCTGATTGATCGTGGTGCTGATCGCGTCCGCTTGCGCGTATGTGGTCACGCTTTGGAGCTGACAGTCGACCGCGCCATAGCTGCCGTCGCCCATTTCCAGGACAATAAACGGGAACGCTCGGATCGTTGCGGGCTGGTAAGATGCGCTCGCGACCGGGTCGGACCAGTCAACGAGGTAATACGATCCCGCTGGTAAACTCGCGACAAACGCGCGGCTTGGTTGTTCTCTCGGATCGTAAAAGATGATCATGCGCTTACCTGCGTCGGTCCTATAGTCGCGCCCGCGCCGCCGCTTCCAGCGCTTGCCGCACCATAGTGAGTGCCACTTCCAGAGCCGCCGGACTCGGTAATCGTCCCAGTATTTGAGAGCGTGCCCGCATACTGGATGTCTATTACGCCACCACCGGAGCCAGCGCCCGCCGCTGGATAGCTACTACCTGCCCCGCTTCCGCCGGGCTGTCCGAGGCTTTGTATTACAGCGCTCGACCCTATTGTCAGATTGCCGCCGACGCTCAGCAAAAGCGTTCCGCCGGTGCCGTTCGATCCTGCCGTTCCTGATCCACCGGAGCCAGATCCGCCAGCGCCGCCAGTATTGCCAGCGCCGCCGCCTGAGCCTTGGTTGCTTCCGCCGCCACCACCCGCGCCACCCGCGCCACAATTAGCGCCGCCTGCCCCGCCAGCCCCGCTAGTCGAAGTGCCCGTATAAGCGCCACCACCACCGCCCGAGCCGCCGCCGTAACAGGTACCGGCTGAGCCGTTGCCGCCAGGCCACAGGTCGCTATGATCGGACGAGCTACCAGCGCCACCACCACCGCCGCCACCACCACCGGTGCCATTGGTTGCCGTCCCACCGCCGGTGCCGGGATTGGTGTTACCGGTTGTCGCGCCTGCGCCGCCGCTTCCGCCAGTCGCGGGAATCACGTCCACATGCGGGACATGCGAGGTATTGAAATAGGGATTATGCGCGCCTTCGCTCGGTGGCGTCGCGCTGCCGTTGCAAACGACGTTGATCGTACCCTGGATATTGCAAGCGCCTTGCACGTAGATGTAGCAGCCCATCGCAGACTGAAGCGTCAATGTCTGCCCGGAATTGACTGTAAGGCTCGTGAATTGCTTGATCAGCGGGCCGGTCGAGTTGGTATAAGTCGTGTTGCTGCTAATCGTCGCAGCGCCATCACATCCGGTGCCGAAGTTATTATGCCCGTGGTGTCGCATACCGTTATTCAAGGTACCAATTACTCCCGTCGGACGAGAAGCGGTAAGCATTGAATTGAGCGGTTGCAGTGACCACGCCTGATGCCTGTCCGCTGATTGTTTGCGAGGATGTCGTATTGAACGTGATCGTGGTGCCACTTCCGGTAAGAATTACGACAATCTCTTGTCCGGCAACGCCGACGGCGGTCGGCAGTGTGCAAGTGAGCGTCGCCGAGCAGTAATACATATTCTGCGCAACAGCGGTAAAGCTGCTTGATTTGTTGCTTGCGGTAAAGCCACCACCGCCACCACTAGGAGCCGCCCAGGAGCCATCAGCTCTCAGGAAGTTGGTCGTCCCGCCGCCGGATGCCGGGACAATCCCAGCCGCACCGCTCGTGAAAGTCGGAGGCGTCCCATAAAGAAGCGTGCCGGTCGCGGTGATGCCGTTAGCAAACTGCCCCGACGATGCTGTCGAAGGTTTGATCGATGTTGACTTCGGGCTGAGACCGCCGAGCATTTTAGAAGTCACCGCCAAACGCGAATAGGTTGATCTGTTTTGCGCTTGTCACCGTCACCGGTGCATAAGCGTAGAAGGTCGTCGTCGACTTGATGTCGAGATACGGGTTGCCGTAAGCGTCAACCGGTAAGTAAGGGAATTGTGTAGTCTTGAAAGGGAACACCGTCGGAACCGTGTCGAGAGTGCCTGACTGAGCCGGGATCGAGACGATCCCTAAGTCGTAGTTGGTGGCGGATATGGTGACACCGATCACGATGTCTCGCGCTGAAGTATCGGTCGACGAGACGATCAGCCCCAAGATCCGCGATCCATTTGTCGCGCCTGTTGCGATCGTTTGCTTCGTTTGACCTGCGGCATTATTGATCGACGCGACCCAGTTTTGGAGCGTTTGAATATAGCCAGGAAGATTACCCAAAGACATTAGAGCCCACCCCCAAGGTATGAAAGCAACGCCGGATCGACCGAGTAAACGATCGTCCGGCTGTTGGTTGAGTCGTCGACCGGTACACTCCCAGCGCCGGCGAAGTCGATCGTCGTGCGTTGCGTTTGCCCCGTCCCGTTGTTTTGCACGGTGGCGTAGGCTTGCACATACGACGGGTTAACCACGTCGCCTGATGTCATCTCGGCGGGCGTGTTATTAGCCCCAACTTTTAACGGCGTCTGGTTTGCCACTTATCGCTTACCTTTGGATCGGAACGATCTGCAACAGGAAGTCCATTGACGTTGCCGTCGCGGCGACGCCGACTTTCTGCAACAGCGATCCGCTGCCTTGCGCTGGTGCTGTCTGAGTGATAGCGCCCGCGGTGCCGAGGAAACATTCACCGCCGACGGTCAAACCGGTCAAGCCGGTGATAGCGGGTCCGTTGAACAGATAGACCGAGCCCGATCCAGAGCTTGAAATCGCAGAAGGCGCATAACCGTGAGCCGGTTTATACGTGGAGTTGTCGGCGTTTCTTACGTTGATCGTCCCGGAGTTGTTCCATTCGCTGATCAGAGCGCCGGCGGAGATCGCCTCGGATGCCGTTCTCGTCACCGCCGATGATGTCGGCAACATACTTGTGTCGATCAGGCCGGACGAGTTGAGAGCGACGAGCTTGTTGGCGTCGGCGGAGCCTGCCGAGGTCGTGTTGGGCGTTGTTTCTGTCGGGATGTTGTTTGTTCCGACTGCCAAATATTTGTAGACCGTCATTGTAAGTTGTCCTCTTTAGAGTGCGACCGGTTGCCCCGTGTTGACCACCAACACGGAGCTAGATTTTGCGTATCCGATAAGTTGGCTCCAAACGGCTCCTGAAGCGTTGGGCGTGGTACTCAACACCCCGTTTAAACCAACAAAGTAAAAGCTGTCTTGCGTCCAAGATCCGCCCGCGACCTCGCCGGCGAATTGGTAATTGATCGTCGCGCCTACGAGCCCAGATTGCGAAGCAACGCCGATCACCTTGCCTGCATGAGCGAGGTTTGTTGGGTTGGCCGGATACAATAAACCGCCGATCAAAACGACGGCAGTATCTGCGCTTATTGATGTGCCCGCGGTCTCCGATCCGCCGCCGGTCCCCGTGCCTGGCGGTCCCTGATAGCCCACTGTCACGACCGTGATCTCACCGGTGCCCGAGACGGTGACACCAGATGTAGTGCCGCCGCCCTCGATCGCTCCGTCAAAGGCGTTGTACTCGCCGGAGAGCAATGTCACGACGTCGCCATTAGGGAAAGTAAAGGTCAGGTCGTATGCGGCCGTCCTGAAGTTGAGCGCGGCTTGTTGCGCGCTCGTCCAAGCCAGGCTCGACGATCCGTTCGGAGGATCAGCGATCACGATGCCACTATTGCCGGTGGTCAGCGTTCCGTAAACTGCCGCATTGGCTGAGCGATTCGCGCGGATGATCATCGTCGCGCTACAGCCGGTCAGGTTGATCGGGTTTCCGTTCTCGTCATTCCACTGAATGACTCGACGAAATGCATCGCCGAGAACGTTTGCGAAGTCCCATTGACCAGGCATTAGCTTTGGAGTTCCTCTTGCACGATGTCGGCCAACTCGCCAACGAAAAGACCGGCTTTGAAAGCGCCTTTTTGGACCAATTTATCGACGATTTTTATGGCTAAATTGCGGTTTTTTTGTCTCAAATCCGCGTCAAAAGCCGGATTTTCCGGTGAAAAGTCTTGTTTTTTCGGATATTTCTCGCTGCAATCGCAAGTCACCGCACAAAAGAGACAAAAGTCGTTTGACGACGCTCGACGCTCCATGCCGAGTAGCTCTTTACCTTCGGCGTCGAAAAGCCGGCTATCGTTCCAGATCATTGTAGCGCCTCCGCATAATGCCACCATCAGCGATACCACCAACATTAACGCGAGCTTAAATACCCCCCTTGGCAATTTTGCGGTGGTGCCCTTTGGGCCCAACGCGCGTTCCATCAGGATTGCGATACAGCGATTAAGACCCCCATACCCCTGGACGCCGAGCCTGTCAGCGTTTGCGCGATCGCTGCCGAATGCAGTCGACCTAAGTTCCGAAAACCTGGCGGTGTCATGCTTTGCGGTGTTCATGCCGATCAGCACCCGATCATCCCATACCTGATAGCCGGTTCCCGTGCCAAGGCATCGCCCCTCCCATCGCTTAATCTTGATCATTTTGCCTTCGGTAGCTCGACGCGCACCTGAAAAGCTTCGGCTACTTCCTCGCCGTCCCAACTACTGATCCTTAGCCAGCAGGTATAGACCTTAGATACTGTCACTTCATAGCCACTCGCCTTAAATTCTGCCGCCACGAGGTCGGCATGTGCCCTGGTGAGAAACTTAGCCGAAGCCGAGAAGTCGCGTTTGACTTGTCGAATCAGGCTATTGCGCTCGTAATCTTGCTCGGTTTCTTCTATAAGTCTCAGGCGCTTGGCTTGTTTCGCTGCAATTGATGCTGCTGATGGTATGCTCTTGGCGGAACAAACGGGCGTCATGCTCAGCGCTAGCAACGAGGATATGACAATGGTTGAAATAATCTTTTGGATTTTGATCATTCTATCGGTCCTCGGTTCGCATAAGCCATATTGTCGCGCGGACTGAGCGGTCGCTCTCCTGTTGCCAAAGCCACCATCGCTGGTGGCAGTCTTGCGTGAGTGACAGTTTCCACAAAGCGATTGCAGGTTGGACAACTCGTCGGGACCGCCTGATTGCCGTGGTAAGCGGTGGTCTACGTGTGTAGCATTGCGGTTGCACGGTCGGCCGTCCTGCAATGTCGCTTCGCAGAATGGTTTAGTGGTCAGTTGCTCGCGTCGGAGCCATTGCCAAAACTTGGATTTATAGAACGAGACATCGGCAGGGTTGCGCCCGACGTTCTTCGCCTGTTCGCGCTGTAGTGTGTGCTCGGTACACAGACTTGAGCAAGTGTAGGTCTTACAACCTGGTTTATTACACTTATGTGGTGCTCGTGTAGGCAATGACCGATAACCGACGTTTGAGATCGATGCGGTTGGTACCTAGCACGATCAAGAATTACAAACGCGGTCGAGTCAAACTCGCCACAAGAACCAATTGCATAAATAGTATCAAACTGTTGAGGATAAGCAAGAGCGACGGAACCAAATGTGGTGCGTATATCCAACGGCACCATATTTGATGCCTGGAAATTAGTCGTTGACACTTCGCCGTTTCCGTCGTTTAATTCAATCCCGCTGTGGGGACAGGTTGCGTAAGTGGTGGAAGTTAAGCACCACAGGCTGAGAAGACACCACAAGTCACCCGCATATACACCACAGCAAAACCTTTACTAGACAATCGATAGCGGACTTCTGGGTGGCAAGGTGGCAACAAATCCCAGAAAGGTCGCAGGTGTGCGCGTGCGCGCGCGCCCGTATTTTATCTTTGACTATGTAGTTTTTTGCCCCGAATTGCTAACGATTTTTTTTTGCTTTAATTTATAGGAAAATCAATCCACCATTCCACCACAAAGACTGAAAAAGAAGAGTAGATAAAGGTTTTACTGTGGTGTATATACGGGTGGAAGCTGGGTGGAATGTGGTGGAAGTTAAGAAACTAGCGCAATTAGCGGATATATAGAGCCTGAGATTGGCTTAAGCGCTTGATTACAGCATTTTTCGTTAGCCAAAAGTTATGTTTACAACGGATTGACTTTTTAGAGATCGTCAATCTCGGATTTTGTTGCAGTTTGCATCCTCTCAATTTCTCGGGACCGCAAAGCTAAATTAGAAAAGATGATCAAGGCTTTGTCCAAATCGGAATGCTCGTCGATCTTTATTTCGTTGCCGCCATATCGCCAGACAAATACGTCGTCGTCGATCGATGCACCAAAAGCGTTTGATTTTACGACCGTTTTTGATGCTATCGGCTTGCCGTACTTAGCTTTTAGAGCGGCTTCGATAGCAATACAGTTGTCGGAGTCGGTTTGCAGGTAAACCGTGCAAAGCCGCTTAGAATCAGGCGAATAGTTGAGTAAGACCGTCTCAACTGGAATGCCTGCAAATGTGGTGCTTTCAATCAAGCCTGCGTCGCCCGTGAGTTTGACGCCATTTCTAGCGGCTTGTATTTGGACTTCTGAAACAGTCGACCCAGGGATTATCCCTTTGAAGCTGATCGGTTGCTTTGCGCTTGAGGTCGCGATCGAGGCCCTAAGCGGAGTTGCGCTCGCTTGGCTGAGTGAAGCTAGCATTATGGCTGGTAATAGAAATATCTTGGTAGTACGCATACGGCTGAGATTGAGCCTTTCAGGAATTTCTCAGGATTGTATCAATACAATGAGGATCTAAAGCCAATATTTGGCAGGCATATAGATGTATGTCTTTTAAGTGCTGTCCGCTTGTCAGATACTACGACATTCGTAGTATTGGGCGATATCGGGCCGCCCCCAACCTTGAGCAATTTTGGAGGCACAATGGATCGACTTCCCACACTGAGACAGGTTTTTAACGATTACCTGGTATCAAGACAAAACCTAAAACCCTCAACCATCCTTGATTACAGAAAACGGCTCAAATGTGTCGAGGATTGGCTTGATTTGCCAGTTTCAGCGATCACAAAAGACATGGTCGAGGAAAAGCATCGAGAAATCAGTATAAAAGGAAAGGCGCAAGCCAATGTGACGTTTAGAGTCGTCCGCGCATTGCTGAATTACGCAAGAAGCAAGTACGAGAACGAGCATGAACAGCCGATCTTAAAAACAAACGTCGTCAGCCGGCTTACGGAAGTGCGCGCATGGAATAAGGTGCGCGGTCGTCGCACAATCATAACTGCCGCACAAATGCCGGATTGGTGGCGAGCTGTCTCGTGTTTGCGCAATAGAACAGTCCGCGACTATCTCATGTTGCTGATGCTTACCGGACTTCGGCGAAGCGAAGCGGCAAGCTTGCAATGGAAAGACGTGGATCTGCAAGCTGGTTTCCTCAGAGTGCTAGATCCGAAAAATGGCGAGCATCACGAGTTGCCGCTCTCTGACTTCCTTTGGGACATGCTCAGAGTTCGAAAAGCTCACGCGAGAAAGGAAAACCCGCATGTATTCCCAGGGCGAGTACCTGGTTGCGGACTGTCGAATTGCTTCAAGAGCTTCGATCGCGTTTTCGTCGGTTGCGGTTTTCGTTTCAAATTGCATGACCTGCGTCGGACATTCTTGACGACGGCTCACGAGCTGAAAATCGACCTGTTCACTTTGCGTCAACTTGCCAACCATAAGGCAAACGACGACATCACCGCTTTATATGTGATTCAAAACTATGAAATGTTGCGGCCAACGATGCAGAAGATCACGGATCTACTGTTGTCGCGGGCTGGTGTTCGAAAAGTTGGCAATGTGGTTTCAATCGTAAAAGGAGTAGCAGAATGATGATAATGAGCCAAGCCGCCGTTAACAGCCTGTCGCCGCAAAAGCGGCAGGTATTCGACCTTGAGGAACGGATCTTTATCCGTTGCGCGGTCGACTGTTATCTAAGGACGTTGCGAGAGTGCGAGACGAAAGATCCGGACGAGTTCACGTCGATGATCGCGACCGGCGAGAAGCTTGTAAACAGATTTGACAAGGATCTGCTAAAGCATATCTGAGCCCTGATATAATCAAAACCACCAACGACCTCTTTATATATTCCCGAGTAGCGCAGCGGTAGCGCAGGTGACTGTTAATCACTTGGTCGTAGGTTCGAATCCTACCTCGGGAGTTCCTTAAAAATTGATGCCGTCTCTATTGCGGGAGACGGCATTTTTCCTCTA